GATTCTTCCAGACTAACCCGGAAATAGGCCTCACGGGCGACATGGCCGAAAAAATTGTGATTTATTTGGGGCTCGCATGAACGGAGTTCAAGTGGTCTTGAAGGACGGTAGAGAGGGCTACATCACAAGGAGGCTTGATTCCCACTCTTATGAAATATGGTTGGAGAAACAGGACTGTACTGTGGTCCTTTCGCCGGATGAATTTGAAGAAAAGGAAACATATGAATAGATTTCTTGCAATTTTTTTGTTCTTGTTCTGTTTCGCAGCGAACGCCCAGGAAAAGACCGGCATAGCGATTGATCCTTCCGCCAACAACGTGGCCGTTCTCTTCACTATGACTAGCGAGGACGGACGGATAAGGAACCTTGAGCTCATGGAGAGCGTGTTCAAGGACAAGACCCTCGGATTCAGGTGCGAGAGGCACCACAACGTCTCGTCTCCCTTCATCTACAATAAATTGACCGATACGGCGAAGGCTCTGGATTCAGATGCGACTCTTTTGCTCTACTTCAACAGTCACGGGGGAGGCAGCGGGAACGGTTTCATAATGACCGCCCAAGGAGGCAGCTTCAAATTCAGCAAGGCCCTCGAGGCCCTCGGAAAATCCGGCCGTCCCATAAAGAGGCTTATATTCCTCGTTGACACCTGCCACGCCGAAGGAAGTATCCAAGACAGCCTGAAACAGGACGGGGACCTGCTCAGGAATATTCAGATGGCCAAGCCCACCTCGTTCCTTCCTGAGTTGCCCTCCTCTTATTCCAAGGAGGCGATGCCCTTCATATCTATTTTCACGAGGACGGTGTACGTGGAACAGATTTCCCGTGGAAGAAAATTTTTCCAAACTACCTATGAAGTGGACTACGGGGAGGACAGCGGGGTCTATGAAGAGATACTGATAATCAGTTCCTCCAGCGTGGAGGATTTGTCCATCAGGGGCGCCTTTGCATCAAGGTTCGCCTCCACGTTCAAGTCCGTCAGGGACGACAGGAGCGTGACCGTGGGCGGTTTCCTGAAGAAGTTTGCCTTGAGCCATGGATCGTCGGGACAGCAGCCTCATTACAAGGTTCTGCCGGACAACCGGATGTTCGGAGAACTGCTTTTCGGCCCCTCGCCCGCCCAGAGAATTCCCATATTGGATCACGGGGGACGCGGGAAGTTTGACATGAACTTCATTCCTTTGCCCTCAAAATGAAATATAAGATCAAGGAAATAATGCCGAACATATTCGCTGTGGTGGTGCCCGACCACTACGAGAGGGCGATGTTGTTCTTCAGGGTTCAGGAGTTCTACGAAAGTCCTTCCAAGAAATTCAGAGACAACAATTTCTCGGTCTGGGATTACTTCCGTTGGTATGCGGAGGACAAGGGGTGTTTTTCTTATCCATCTGATTTCGTGGGGTTCAACCTGCCTTTGATCGTGGCGAAGAAGTGCTACGATGTGAACTGTGTGGAGACCCCGTACGACGTGATGATGAAGGAAATTGTGGATGGTCTTTTTGTCAATGGAACCAGACAGTACATCATCGGCTTGGATTCTCTCAAGAACAAGACATTTGACCACGAACTGGCTCACGCCTTGTATTACACCGACATGAAATACAAGGGACAAATGGATGAGATAACTTCTTCCATATCAAAATCCAACATGTCCAAATTCAAAAAGAATCTTCGGCAGATAGGATATTGCTCCGCCGTGACCAAAGACGAAATACAGGCCTACATGGCCACAGAAATCAGCAAAAAGGCAGCCAAAGGCGTGGTAAACAAAAAGAAACTCCACCAGAGGTACAAATCCGTATTCAAGAAGTACAAGATTTAGGTTTCTGACTCATCCTCGGGTTCCACCTGTTCCGTCTTGCTCCTGATGCCGTTGATGATCTCCATGGCGGCTTTCTGGATGTTCTTCCTTCTGGCTCTGACGTCCTCGCCGGTGGCCCTCCACAGGGCGAGGTAATTGCTCGTGTCCTGAGTCTCCATGCCGAAGTGTTTCAGGACGATGTAGGCTGTCGTTTCTGCGTCAATTTCCTTGTCCCTGCTGCTGCTCTGCTTTCCTTCCTTTTCCTTCCAGTGCAGCAGTTCGTGCGCGACCTCGTGGACGTAGGTGCTGAACATGTTTATTCCCTTGAAGGTGCTGTTTATGGCTATCTTTCCACCCGACGAGTATCCGCCCTTTTCGGAATCCATGTCTTCTATGTCCACTTTTATGCCCTGCTCCTTGGCCCAGTCCTCCAGCGCCGAGACGAGGTGTTTTATTTCCTCTATCTCTTCGTTGTTGTCCTTGCTCCAGTCCTTTCTGGTGATGGGCTGGAAGCTTTTCGGGTGACCGGGGATGGGCGCGGTTGCGGAGACGTCGTAGACGGACTTCGCTATGAAATACATCCTTTCGCGAAGTTCTTTCTCGCCGGTCTGGGGGTTGTCCACTTCCTTCTTTGATCTGGCGGGGGCGAGTATTGAGATTGCGTTCTTCCAATCCCTAACTGTTCTGCCGAACTTCTGTTCCCATTGTCTGGCCCCGGCCACGTGCCTTGCTTGTCCGCGGCTCTGAATCCATATGAGCATCTGGTTGTGGAAACTGTAGTTGTAGAACTTGGACGAGAAGTCTAGAAAGTTCCTGATGAAACTCTGCTTGGCCGCCTCGTCGGTGCCGTTCGCGACCTCTTCAATCATCTTCTCTATCCGGTCTATCAGCGACTGGGCCTTCTTGTCCGAGGTCTTGACCTTCTCGAGTTCCGCGTGCATCTTCTCGAGGGTGGCGTCGGCCTTGGAGGGTTCTTGTGTGGTCGGAGCTGGTTCCTGATTGGGCTCGTGCTGGGTATCGTATCCGGATAGATCAACGCCCAAGTTCTCTAATCTGGTTCTTGTTTCCGGGGTGAGTTTCGTGCTGAAAAGGCTGTAGGTGCCGTTTATCCCGAAGTACCTGAAGCCGAGTCTTTTCAGTTCTTCCTTTCGGGAGAACATGAGTTCCCTCTCGTCTGGATCGGCCCCGTAGAGCACCAGGAAGGTGTTGTCCGGATTCTTGGGACTGGTCTCCTTGCGTGACCTGATGTATTTCTGTGCCGTTTCTATGAAAAGCCATGTCGCGAATTCCATGGATTTATATATGCCATGGTGTTTTTTTCCAAAAAACCTATATAAGTGCATGAAACTTGGCGTCGCTTATCCGGAAGAAGACTTTGTGTTCACGCTCCAGACGAAGCCGTGCCCCGCCTGTCCTGATCCCCTTTTTGGAAAGTGCGCCCCGAACAACTTGGGCGTATGTGAGATGGACAGGGTGGAGTACGAATGCATAGACGGAAACTGCGTTCAAAATGTCTCCAAGGATCCTTGCGACTGCTTTTGGATTCCTAGTCCGGGGGTCCTCGGGGTGGATTGTGAGAGACGCAGTTGTTCGGAGGTGCCGAGTTGTTCGGGCGGCGGTTGCTACTCTAGCCGGGATGACTGCGAGTGCGATTCTCCGATAGGTCCCGGACAAAGGTGCAACCCGGGGGAGTGGTGCGTGCCGAATTGCACCCAATGCTGCAACAGCGGAAGCAAGTATTGCCATCATCTTGAACTTACATCCCCATCCGTGGATGCCAGGGATAACTTTGGGCCAATAGGAACCGTTTGCAGCGGTCAAGCGGGCGTAAACATACTTGGAAGCGTCGGCGGTAATGCACCGTGCGCATGTAAGCCGGATTGTGTGGATTCAGCATTTTTCGCAGAAATTTGTTGCCCCGCTCCGAACCAATGGAAAGACCAAAATGACGTGTTACAAAACCAAGCGAATCCGCCTGCTCAAGGGGGAGGCACTTGTATTTCGTGTCCCGTGGGCTCAAACGTCGTGAAAATAGTCAACGGCATGTGCGAATGTGAAACTTGCGACTGCAATGATCTGTTTGATACTATGACGGAAGAATGCAAGGTGTATTGCTGTAGGAAGGACCGGCCCGACGCAGACCCTGATCCTCTTTGTCCTCCGTGCTATGGATACACGTGCCCCCAGCCAGCGGGCGGTCCCAAGACCCAGCTCAATCAATCTAATTGCGAATGCGAATGTCCGCCGCCCCAGGGTGGGGCTTGTCCGGGCAGTCAGACACAGAACTCCTCCAACTGCATATGCGAATGCCCCCAGCCGCTAAATTGCGCGGACAGGAACGACGGGAAGACGCGGGAGGATAAATTGCAATGCAGTTGTCTTTGTCCGGGGGTCAAAATATGGTCTTGCGGAAGAGAGTGTGCGGATCCGTGCCCGCCGGGCCAAATTAGAATTTTATCGGGCAACACGTGCGAGTGTGTTTTGAAATGTCCCGCAGACAAGCCTGTGAAGTGCACCCCTGACGGTGGAGCCGAACAATGCTTTGCAAAATGCCCCAACGGCAAAACAGCAAGAGATGGGAATTGCAAGTGTTGCGGGGATGTAGACACTCGCACGTGCACCGATCAGGCTGGTAAGAAGGTGTGTAAGCCACCCTGTGAACTATCGGGCCGCGTTTCTATGGGTAATACGTGTGACTGCTTGGACTGCGACACAGGGAAAACTTTGTGGGGAGTTCAAAATCATCCGGCTGGAACAAAAGAGGAGTGCGGCGGAAAATGCGTGGATAAGTGTACTCCTCCGAAAGAACGAAATTTCAATTGCTCAAAGTGCGTTTGCGTGCCGGGCGGGCCGTGTAACAACGGATGTGAAAGAAACGACCAAACTTGTGGTTGCCCGAATCCGAAAGATTTAATTCCTAATTGTCCGTTCGGCGTGGCGGTAGCAGTTTGTATAAATAAAATTCCATTGTGCTTGTGTGCCCACAACCTACTTATTCCCCATGATGATCCGGCATGCTTTCCGATAGGGGCTCCGGGGCCTTGGCCCGCCCCCGGTGGCGGTGGCGGTGGCGGTGGCGGTGGCGGTGGCGGTGGCGGTGGCGGTGGTGGCGGTGGTGATGGCGGTGGTGATGGCGGTGGTGATGGCGGTGGCGGCGGCACGAATGACCCATGTACAAGCACAGATGCCAATGCCTCTTCGGGAGGAAATGGAATGTGCTACTGCGGTGGTCCTCAATCCTTCATGAACTCCGCAGGCACGGGCTGCAGCTGCTCCCCGGGATACGTGTTTGGGGCGGACGGCAAGACCTGCGTGAATCCGTATAATCCAAGTGGAGGCACGGACGGAGTGGGACAATTCATGGATAATATTCAACAGTCGGCACGGGAAAGTTCCTATAACGCATGTTCGGGTTTCAATTGTCCTCCCGGAGAGTGCTGCGTGGACACGGTGTTTGACGGGCCGAGGTGCCTGCCTTGCGTTGACCCGAAGCGGTGATTTTGTTAGCATCAAACACATGAATGCATTTTTCACCGTCATAGCGTCTTTCGTCGGCGCGTGGGCATTGTTCAAATACGTCCTCCTCATAGAAATGAGGGTGGATTCAAACACCTACAAGACTCTTTACGACCTTTGTGCCGGGGGCCGTAAGATCATGATCTACGAGGAATTCGTCTCGGAGAACAGACATCCCGTCGCCTTCGTCGCGTTCTGTTTTTTCAAGGGAGCTCCCTGGTTTTATATGAATCATTCGGAAAGGCTCCTTCAGGCGGGTTGGAACGAGAAGGATCACGTGACGATCCTGACCTGTTTCAGGTGGAGATATTCGTGGTTGAAAAATTTCTTGAGAACAAAATTGAAAGAGATGCAACTTTGTACTCTCGGCGTACCCGTGCAGTTGATGCTTCCTTACGGCGTGGACAAGATAGGCTCATTGAAGGAGGAGTACGGAGAACCCGCCTTGGACGAGTCCTTGTGGAGGGACATAGACAGGGAGGTTTCGGAAGTCGCGGCCGGGGAAAGGAAGAAGACGGGAGCGTTGCTTTACGGGCCTCCGGGCAACGGGAAGAGTTTCTTCATAAAGTATCTTGCTACGAGGCACAAGTTGCCCGTGATGATATTCACCCTCAATCCGGACTGGAGCAATCACGACCTGCTGCTCATGTTCTCTCAGATACCGAGGAAGTGCATCGTGCTCTTCGAGGACTTCGACAATTATTACGACCGTCGCAGGTGCATAATCGGCGGCGATAACAAGAATATAAAGTTTACTTTTGACATCATATTGAACGGCTTAGACGGGTCCTACACCACTCATGACGGCGTCGTTTTCATTATGACGGTGAACGACATAGACAAAGTGGACGACGCCCTGAAGAACCGTCCCTCCAGGTTCAAGTACGTGAGGGAGTTCGGGAATCCGAATCTCGCAGTCCGCAAAAGTCTTCTTCCTGCCGACCTCGCGAAAAAGAGTGCGGGCAGAAGCCTTGATCAAATTTTCAGGATGAGGGAGGGAATCAAAGAATAGTTTGGTGAAAAAATTCCCCAACTAGCCTTCTAAAACGGTATATAGCCGTGTCTCAAAAGAGGGCGAGATCATGGGAATGGCCCCGTTCGTCAGAAGGGAGCTCATAGAGAAGGCCGACGAACTTGTGAGGTTCGCCAGGACTATATTCAACGAGAAGAGGAGCGAAACGCTCCGGCGTGCCGCCTTCATGTACAAGGACGCCACTTTAAGCGTCCTTTCCGAGATGATAGAAAAGGAAGCCGACGACTGGGATATCTGGTTTTCTTAACTATATTTATTTCATGGAAGAAAAGCCAGATTACGATTTCAAGCGAAAGATGGTCGTCCGTCACTCTGAAATCCACGGAAGGGGCGTGTTCGCCACTGAAGATATAAAGAAAGGAGAACTAATTGAGCGTTGTCCTATGGTGATCATGGCACACAGAATGAATTACCACAAGGACCCTGCAATATGGTCATACATGTTTACAAACACCTGTCCGTGCGAGGAGTGCAAGAGACACGGCGGTCATTTTCTGATGGTCATGGGGTACGGGCAGATATACAATCATCAGGACGACAACAATGCCTCAATAAATTTTAATTTAAAAGAACAATACGCGGACGTCAAGGCCATAAACGACATAGCGAAGGACGAGGAAATATTCGTTAATTACGGACCGAATTATTTTCAGAACAGAAACAAGATCAGTTTGGGCTCCCAAGAAAAGGGAATGAATGGCGGTCAATTGGGATCATGCACATCCCAAGTTTTCAAGCCCAAATAATAGATAAGTGCATGGGTAAAATTGAAAACCGTGCGCTACTGGTCCTCGCCAGGGTGATGGATCACAGAATCGGCAGGACCGATTACGAAAAGCCCGAACTTCCCGTCCTCACCGTGGAAGAGGCTCTGACGGCGTTCTTGATGAAGTTTTTCATCGTGCTAGTTAATTTTGTGACGTGCGGATTTGTAATCGCCAGTGTCATTCGTCACTGGTGAGTTGCCTTCTCAGCACGCAAACGCAGGTGGGCAGTTGCGCGTTCTCGGAATAGTTGGAGCCGCTTGACGGCATGCCCGTTTCCCTTATTGGTTCCCAGCCATCGGCGAGCAGCCTCTCCAATTCCTTGAGGGAAGTGTTCTTCTCATCCAACACGCACATCACGTATTTGTATTCATATTTCATACTTGTCATTCCCGGATTTAAAGGAGTATATACCGAAGGAGAAAAATCATGATCAAGTTCACCGATTGGTTGAGATTGATGGAGGACGGAGCAGCAGCCGGTTCGGCCGGTGGAGCTGCGGGTGCCGGGGGAACTGGAGGTGGCGACGCTGGAGCCGGATCTAGTGCTCCTTCACCCGGAGGCTCCTCCGATGGCGGTGGTTCTTCGGGATCGGGAGATCAACCGGCTTCGCCTCCTACGGATAGCGGGACGACCACGAAAGACGTCGCAAAAGTGCCATTCAGGCTTGGATGCTGCGGCTTTTGTTATCCGAAATGCACGTGCGACAAGAAGAAAAGGAAAAAGAGGAAGAAGAAATGAGCAAGGTTGGATTCTGTTTCACCGGAGAAGGAGCGAGGGGATCTGTTCAGGCGGGAATGGCTCTCGGACTTCACAACGAGGGAATAAATGCCGATTTTACCATAGGAATATCCTCCGGCTCCATATGCGCTGCATCTTATTCTTATCTCGGCCCGAAGGGTTTGGCCGACATGTGGTCCGACATATCAAACATATTTGACGTGTTCGGCGTGAACTGGACCTTTCCTTGGCGGAGGGGGTTATTGAATCAGAGACCCATGGAAAAGATTGTAAGAAAGGCCATGAAAAATGACCCTATATGCGAGAGCGTAGTCGTAAGGATGAACATACAGGATGGAAGAATGGAGTATGTTTCCAACAAGTCCTGCAATTCGGATGATTTTGCGGAGGCGGTCCTTGGGGCCGTCGCCATAACGGCTCTGGTGGAGGACAGGAACGGATGGGTGGACGCGGGAAGCAGACAACTCGCCCCACTGGAGCAGTGTATAGAAGCCGGTTGCGACGACATATACGTGATCATGGGTAGAAAGTTCAACATAGAGGAATGGAAGATGCCCGGTGGATTCATGAGCGCAATCCAGATGGCCTACAGGGCTTTGGACATAAGCCTCAACGAGATCATGATGCGGGATATCGGCAAGTGCCTCAAGAACGAGGGAGAATTCGGCTACAGGGGCATTAACATTCATCTTGTGGAGCCCATGGAGACGCCTTTCCAGACAGTGGAATTCAACAAGTGCCGATACGGAGTTTCGTACGGGACGGATAACTACACGAGGAGCGACAGAAGAGGACTCAGGGGGATGTTGAATATATGAAGTTTTCACATTGGATCAACGAGAGAAATCAGAGGGATGCGACCAAGATGCCGGAAAGGCTCAGCTCTTTGGAGTTGCATCAGAGGGCAGTATCCAAGAGCATGCACAGCATGAAGCACGGAAAGGCTGGCACAATTGAGAGCGAAAAGAGAAAGGGTTCCAGAGCAAAGGGTAAAAGGGATGCCATAGACAGATCGACGAGGGGCGAATGAACTTCAGGGAGTGGCTCTTGGCCGAAGGATCAAACCCCGGGGCGAAGACGGGACTGTATCCGCTTGGATACGGCGGTATAGGTCTTTATCCACCTTCTTGGTATCTGACCAGAAGTGCGGACGCAATTTTTTACATGTCTATAGACGAAAGGATATACAAAGGAAAGGAGGGAGGCTCCTTCGGCATAACTCATCTGCCGCCCAAGTCAAAAGAGAAGATGAACAGCGGCGAGGGGGGAGTCTGGGATATATCTGGTATTAAAGGCAAACCCACCCACAAGTCTGGAAAAGACTACGCGGCCAACAACGGCGAAAAGGGAATCTGGGACATATCTGGGATCAAGAGGGGCTAGTCACGATCCTGACCGCCTTGGTCATGGGGTCGTTCGTGTGTACCTGTTCAATTTTTTCGGCCTTGCCTAGTCCGTAGAAATCCTTTCCTTCTTCAACTACCGGTCCGTAGTGGAATTCAACCTTGGCGGGGCCTTCCTTCATGGACCATTTCAAATATATCGCATGTCCCGCAAGGATGAATTCGTTTTCTGATACTTTTCTTATCGTCCTTTTTTTTCCGTTAGATTCAAATTTCATTGTTTTCCTCTTGTTGTTGCTGGAGAAAATTTAGACTGATTTGCCTCTATATAGTGAGTAGCGAAGCAACCCGAGGAAAAAAATGGCCTTTTTTCAGAATTTGTTTGATCAAGAATATCAGGGATACATGTTGTTGGCGGACAGGAAACTGATTCCCACCTTCAAGGTGGCGCCCAACAAGAACCTTCAATCCAAGCAGGTGGCTTGGAACGCGGGTCCTTATGATCTTTCGGGAGGAACTTCCGGTTCGTCCAGTAGCAGTTCCAGTGCGTCTGGCGGTGGTCTTCTTGAATTCAACTTTGCTTGGGACAAAGAATTCCGCAACTGGGCTCGGGTTTCAATAGATGTGGCGGGATCTAATCCAAGTGCCACGACTGCGGCAGAGGTTGTGAATGCTCTAAATTCAAACGCGACCTTCTTTTCCGTATATACGGCGAGCGTAGTGCCGGTTCCGGGCGGGGATTCAGTTTTGATCTCAAGGAACCACAACAAGCAGAATGTCAGGTTTTATTTCGGCAATTCGGGTGCGGAGACGGCTCTGGGTTTCAACAAGAAAGCCGGTGTATCGGAGTTGCCCGTCTATTTTGATAGGCATTCGGTAGAGAACGTAAGGGATTTTGATGACTCCGTCGGGATTCTGGTTCGCTTGGACGAGACGAATCCCGTGGACCAAGCGGTGATAGAGAATGCTGGATTTGACCCGGCCGCCATGCAGGCCGATTGGCAATTGATGCGCGGCAGGGCCTCCGGTCTTTTCACCTTTCAGAAATTGACCGTGGACGGCAGCGACCGCATAACCCAGATAATAGAATATCCCGCAGGGGCCGTTCCCGGAGATCTGGCGAGGAAGATTCAGTACACCTATGCGGGAGGCAATTCAAACCCCAGCAAGGTGACGGAAATTCCTCACGTGCTTGAGTCCGCCGATCTGGTCACTCCTTGACGTCCGATTTTTTGCGCGACTTCTTCCTCGGCTTATCCTCGGACTCTTCGTCTGCCTTCTTGGGCTTGGTCTCCATCCGGGCGAGCAATTTGGCTCTTTCCTTCACCGCCCCGGTTCCTTGTCCGAACAGGGAGTCAAGTCGCGATATTTGATCCTTGTGGCTCCTCTTGGCCCTGGCGTTCGCCCTCTCCTCGGCTTCCTTCTGTTTTTCAAGTTTACTCTTTGGCATGACATAAAATAGTGTTTTTTCCACATTTCTCATGGCGATACCAAATAGTTGTCTAAATACAACATGCGAAGAATTGTGGTGACCCCGGCGGGAAGGAAACGTTATCTTGAAGTGTTAATCAAAAATCTTCTGAGAGAAAAGGAAGACTTTGACGAGTGGCACCTTTGGATGAACACGAACGTGGCGTCGGACATTGAATACTGCAGGGACTTGGCACGGGATCACAATTGGATTTCATTGGTGGAGATTCCGGACATAAATGAGGTGTCAAATGAAAATATTCACAAGTTCTTCAAATACGCCCAAGAAAAGGACTCCGTCTACGTGAGACTGGACGACGACGTCGTTTACTTAGATGAGGATTTCTTCAAGAAATTACTGGCGTATAGGCTTGACAACAGGAAGCCCTTCCTTGTTTTCGCCAACACAATAAATAACGCCGTAATGAGCCACATTCACCAGCGGAACGGACTCATAGATCATGCCGAATTATGCGGGTATGGTTGTTTGGATAGAGTAGGGTGGGAAGACGGATTGTTCGCGGAAAAGGTTCATCGTTCCTTTATTCGGGATTTAAAATCGGGCGAGGTGAACAAATGGAGATCGTCTTTCGGCAAATGGGTGTGCTATCAACACGAGCGAGTTTCAATAAACGCAATTTCTTGGATGGGATACGACATGGCCAAAATCAAAGCCGATATAGCTCGGAACGAAGAGGAGTATCTGACTGAAGACCTGCCCAGAAAACTAAAAAGACCCAGCGAGATTTTCGGAGGGGCCTTGGCCGTGCATTTTGCGTTCTGTAATCAGAGGGTGCACATGGATAGAACGGACATTCTGGACGAGTATTCAAAACTGTCTTCGTTCAATGAATAAGCGTCAAGTGGGCCTGACCAGGACGTACTCCCCGTCGTCCATCCTGATTCTGTAGCCACCGTCCACAAGAGGTTCGTCGCCGAACAGATCTCTCTCGGCCCTCACCCAGAACTCCTCGTCCTGGCCTTCGGGCTGACCTGCTTCTTCCCACTTCTTGTAGGCGAGTTCTCTTATTTGCTGTCTTATTCCTTCAAAACTCACGATGATGGTCGGGTCGTTCGGACCATCAAAAACAGACCTTTGGGAATTTTCTTTTTTACGGGACAAGATGGTGTTGAAAAACATAATTTTCTCCTTGTAAGTTGTCATTCTACGTTAGTTGGTTGTTTTGTCAAGTCAAAAAAACGACTTTTTGACTAGTTTAGTTCATGCAATACTTCGTGAGTGCCGAAAATTCAAGTTACTTCTATTGGCAGTTGGAATTGTTGATAGAGAGCTTCCTGATGCAGGGTTTGGAGAAAAATCTCATCATAGGCTTGGCGGAGAACGAGTCGCAGAAGATCAGGGGATTTTCCTCCAATCTCGTCAAGTACGGCAACAAATTCATGCATCCGAACGAAGGCTCCGAACGAGGCTATCCGCCGGTCAACAGGGCATTGGCTCTCCGGCATGCCATCGCCCACAAGGCACTCAAGTTCCCTTTCGTTCTGATACACGCCGACATGATATTGAGGAATCCTGTTTCCATCGGAGAGGGCGAGGATAATTACGGGGTGATCATAAACAATTACGAGGACTTCTCGGCGGGCGAGGAGAATTCAATAAAGGAGGAGATATCTCCGGCGATAAAGCGTTTGTGTGAAGAGAGGAGCATCGCAGAGGACGAATTGCCCGTCATTCCGTTCTTCTCGGCGCCAGTCGTTTTCAATTCTCCTTTTGAATACATATCGGAGACGTTCTTCTCCAAACTTCACATGAACATGCTAGACATATTGTCAAAGAGGGACTCTTCTTTTCCGTGCGAGAAGGCGGCTTGGGAACTAACCCTCGCGGAAAGCTCCCAGCACTGTTCCATGAAGGGCAAGTTCCTCGCCGCACCTCTCATGTTCGATGATGAAAACATAAATTTCATTCATTACAAGAATGGAATCCCGCCCGTGTTCCACAAGAAGTTCTACAAGTACGAAGAGGGCGTCTACTTCACCGGCCAAGGCCCGTACGACACGATCATGGAGCACAATCCGACGATAAATACCAATTACCTTCATCAGGTAATAAGGTCTTACAAGAGAAGAAACAACAAATGATCAGGCGGCGAAATGGTCGTCGAACATTTGTTTGATCTTCTTCTTGTTGATGTCCTTTATTACTGAGCCTCTGAATTGAGGAGGTACGTCGGCCATGTTGATCTGTCTTATCTCCGGGTGCACGTCTTTGGTTGGCTGGCCCTTCTCGTCTCGGGCGAACCAACTTACCAACTTTGTCGGATCGGGGTTGAAATCGGCGAACGTGCGAACTCTGCGGGCCCATGTCGGACGGGCGCTCCTGACCTCTTTGTCGTCGGCGACGTCGAAGAGTTCCACCCATTTCTTTATCTGATCTTTTGTGACTCCCAAGACCTTCTTCTTGCTGACGAGGTCGTCCAGTTGGTCCATGTCAAATTCCTTGAGCCTTAGGAGATAAAGAACTATGTCCCTCTCCTGATTTGACCACCCTGTCTGGAGGTCTTTGTCTCCTATTCTGCGTGATCTTCCGAGTACTTCGGCGACCTTACCTAGCGGGTTGTCCTGTAGTATCCAAGCGAGGGCGAGGAACTTGTCCTTCTTGTCCCTGAGTTGCGGCGGTACGGCCGTGTTAAGCATGACGCCGGGCAGGACCTTGCTCAACAGTCCGAGGCGACCATAGGTGTTTATGTATTTCCTCGGATCTATCTCCGGGTCTTCCAGGCCCTTCACGAATTCGTCTCGGATGCGTTCAAGTGCTACGCCTTCTAGGTCTCTGAATTTCGGTATCGCCGCTTCTATGTCCTTGTCCATGTCGGTATTCTTGCCGAACTTGCAATAAAACCTGATGGCTCTCATTACTCTCAACTTGTCCTCGTTGAACCTGTCCTCGGCCTTGCCGACGGTCCTGATCCTGCTGTTGTGAACGTCGTGGTATCCCTGTCGGGTCGGGTCGTAAAGTTTGTTGTTTTCTCCGTCGGCCTTCGTGAGTTCTATGTACATGGCGTTGATGGTCAAGTCCCTTCGTTCCGCGTCCTCGTGGGGATTGTCCACGAAGTCCACTTCCGACTGGCCGTTGATGGTTTTCGCGTCCTTCCTGAAGGTGGCTATGTCAAATTCCTCGCCGTTGACGACGGCTCCTATTACGAACGGTCTTCCTTCTTGGCTCGCGTCACGGCCCTTGAGGTACCATTTCTTGTTGTCGTCTTTGGATGCCATCGCTGGTCTAAAGGAGAGCTTCATCTCTTTGATCCGGTTGCCATTCTTGTCTGTCTTTCCTGTCTTGTCGTAGTCGGGATTGCCCTCTCCGTCGTGATCCACCTTGAATCCAGCGTTGTGCAGTATGAGCGCTATTTGTTCGGGAGTGGCGTTCGTGGCGAGGTCCAGATCCTTGGGTCTCTTGCCCATCAGGAAATCCCTAACCGGGCCGCCCACAAGGAAGAGGGACTTCTTGGGCATCGTAACTTTGGACGAGGTGTCATTGGTCAACTCTATGTTGCCGCTGTCGTGAAACGCTTGGATGATCGGCCTCATGTTGCTCGGCGGCACGAAGCCCTTCTCGAGCTTGACGTACTCCTTTTTCCAGTCGTTGTTCTTTTTCTCCGAGGCCTCGGAAACTACTTTGGACCTCTGCTCCACGAATTGTTTGAATGATTTCATATTTCCCCTCCATCGTCCTTGTCAACCATTGTCGCATTCGGTTTGAATGAGAAGACGCAAGTTATTGTATTGTTTTCATTGGTCTGGGTGGATTCCAATTTCATGGAGTCCACGTCGTATTTGTTCTTCAACTTATCCACGTTTTGCATTTTATCCCTGATGATCACGTGTATGAGCGCCTGCGTGAAATTCACGGCGGTTTGATAACTTCTGATCGCGTCTTCCCTGTTTTCTATTCGCTGATAAAGTTCAAACTTGCCGGGAGGAGCGATCTCGTCCAAATCCTCGCCGACCTTTCTGATTTTTCCGTCCTCATAAGAACGATCCGAGACTAATCCCCTGAGGCTTCTGACACCGGCCTTGCCGTAAGTGAAACTCTGACCCAGGACGGGCCTTCCGTCTATAATCGGCAATTGAAGCGGAAGGCTTCCGTGCTCTATGAGTGGCTTCTTGTCTCTGGGGAAGGGTTCTATTCTCGGCGTCTGTGCTATGTTGTGGCCCATTCTTTGAAGGTTTCTGTTTATAGCGCTGCCGACCCCTCCCGCCAGACCGGCCACCGTCGCGTTGTCCAAATCCGCCGAGATGGCGAGTTGGGTCGCACCGCTGCCGAATCTACTGGCTGCGTTGGCGGCGGCCGTGAACGGACTGGGAGCGTTCTGTGTTCTCGGGGCCGACTCGTCAATCTTTTCCAGCCATTCTTTGAATCTCATAAGGGCGCCTGCAGTCCTAATTTAGTTAAAAGCCACGCGGCCATGCTCACCCAAAGCAGTTGCACGATGAAGTTGGCCGCCATCCTCCAGTTTTCCTTCCTGTCGTCGTGGTCGGACTCAAACAAATTTATCTTGCTTTCCAGCTTGTACAAATCCTGCTTGAACCTTTCCACGTCCGACGATTCCAAGACCCTCACGCGGGCCTCCAGGTCGTGACTCGTCATTTCCAAGGACCTCAAACCCCTGTCCATCTCCGAAATCCTCTTGGACAGGCCTCTCATCCTGTCCTTGTGTTCCGTGGGGTCGTTGTCTTCCATGCTTGTTCCTCGGGACAATATCAAACCGGTGTTATATATAGGTTTTATGGACAAAGAACTTGAGGGCGAGAACGAAATCGTCAAGGCCGGAGGCGCTTTGGCCGAGAAGCCCGCTCAGGAGGCTTCAATAATAACCGACGAGGCTCTACTCGGCGTGTACGGCGAGATAATGGACAACCTGCGGGACGACCGCAATCAGGTGTCGGGGTTGGTGGATACCTTCTCCAACATGGTCCTCAACGACGGGGACTCGTCCACCGCCAGCAAGGAAGCCTTGGTCAACCTGCTCAAGACGAAGATAGATGCGAGCGACAGGATGGCGAAGATCGCCGATCTGATGACTAGAATAAAACTCAAGCAGCCCGACACCTTTCAGCCTTGGATGTCCAAGGGCAAAGAAAAGGGCGGCAACACGATAAACATATACGACTCAAGCGGGATCAACAGGAAGTCGCTGATGGAGAGGGTTCAAAAAGAAAAGAAGGAAGAAGCATGAGACACAATCTGCAGAGCTGGCTGGAAGAGGATCAGACATTGGAGCCGCAGGTGACAAATCAGGTCGCCGCAGACCAAGGAGCTCCTGCTCCCGATCAGGAAGCCGATCCGAGCATGGAACAACCACAGGGTCAGCCCGAGAATCAAACTCAGGACGACGTGACCGAGGACCCACAGGCTCCCGACATGCCCGAGGAGAAAGAAGATGTTGACTTCGAAGTATGGAAAAGCAACTACTTCAAGGAAAGCATCAAAGGCGACGCGAACAAGCTGATGGAGTTGATATCGCCCATCAGGGACAAGGACACGCTGGAACCGTATCAGAGAAAATTCCTCGAGGACAATTGGAATGTGCAGTTGCTCAGAAACAACGCGAACGTCGGGGACGCATCCAAGCAGATAAGAAAGAGCATAAGGGAACAACTAGACAGGAACAATCCTGCTACCAGCGTTGTTAACCACATGGTCAACACGCTTGATTCCATACCGCAACTAAATGAGACCTTCATGAGGATGATGGGCTACAGCGGAAACAAGGGCGAACTGCACAGGAAGTTCGTCGCGGCCCTCACTGGGTCGGTGCAGGTGAGCAGCAGTCCCGACAAGGAGAACATCATATTCAATGAGAAGGAATACTCAATAAAGATGTCCACGAGGCTCAACAGCGAGTGGGGCGAGGTCGCACTAGGAAGTTGGAGCCTTCGCGAGGACGATCCCGAGCGTTACCTTTCCGAGCCTGAACTCAAGAGGCTTTCTGAGGGAAGCCCCCAAGAGAGGGACGTGCTTCGCAGGAGGATCGTCGTGGAGTCCATAGCCAAGCAGTTTGACGAGCAGGCCTTCATCATCAACGTCGTGTCGGATGAGGGAACCATATATCACTTAGGCTGGGACATGAGCAACGCCCTGCGCGGCGCGTATACGGAAGGCAAGATCGTGGTTAAGACAGTTAAGTCCGAGAATTCGGAGGCGATGATCAGCGACGATGGCCAGATACTTCCCATGGTGGACCTCAAGGTCTATTTCGTTAAGGAGACCGAAGGGCAGGACGAGGAGGGCAATCCGGAAATGGAAGAGGTGGAGTTCATGGAGAAGCGGAACGGCATGCTTTTTCTCACCGCCGGGCTCATGACCATCAAGGAGGCTTCCGAGTCCATGCAAGGGACGGAATTCAAGGAAGTTCCTTATCCGGGTAACCCCAGCGATCTGAAGGCTCTGAAAAGGTGCGTCTACAGCGCCCATGACATGCTAATGAGGCAATGCTAATGAGATTTTCTAGTTTTCTTGACAATAAAAACAAGCGGGCCCGCAAGGAACTGGGGCTGGTGAGGGACGTTCTCAAGGAGGGCGAGATGCAGGTGGAGGACCATCTGGAGAGCGATCCTCCGTACCTGTTCCTGAAGGGGGAGGGTACGAATCTGGACTTTGACGGCGTTAGAATCTACAAGATCGGATCCAACCTCGCTTATCGCATTCAGAAGGAGAGCAAGACCGAGCCTTACGGAGCGGCATATCCACTGAACATAGAAGAGATGTTCGGAGACCTGATAACTGACATGGACGAGGACAAGGCGGCGGACGAGATCAAGAAGGCCGTGGTCGCGGAGTTCAAAAACTTCTTCAAGAAGAGCTCGGAAGCCCAGGACAAAATCAACTCGGACGGAGTTGACATACACAGCAAGATCGTGGTCAACGGGAGCGCAGGCGACCTTTCCAACACGATGTGAGTTGTTCAAATTTTCTGCCAAAAATTCGCTATATACTCTGTTGTCTCCCTCCTTATTAACAGAGTTTCATGGCGCCTTTGCCTCCCAAAAGAGCCGAAATCCTTCGGCAGTTATTTCAACCCGTGGGGCGGAATCCCGTCAATCCCGACAGGGGGATGGCGTCTAATTACGGAACCGGCAAGGGCAGTCTCATCTCCTTCAACTACACGTTCTGGAGGAACGACGCCTATCCTCTGGTGATCGTGAGCGACGACAACAGGATGAACGGGAAGTTGTGCGGGATAAACCTGCACTACCTGACATTCCCCTACATCAAACAACTGCTCGCGATGAGTGCCAATAATCCTTCTTTCTCGTACAAATCCATATCTGGCGACGATTATGTGAAGAAAGCGTACAGGTCCTACAAGTGGACCGGGGTGAGACAGATCAAGGCGCTGGACAGGCGGTTCCTCCTGCAGGTTATTAGCATGGTGAGGTCGTATGATCCCGCCGAGGTTCAGATCATAAGAAGGCAGGTCCAAGAGCAAATAAAACAACAGATCAACCCAAAAGCAAGCCAGTTAACTAAACTAAGTTCGCCTGAGGAAGGGCAGATCAACACCGGAGACTGATGGCCGACATTACCGATGACTTTGGACGGGTAAACAGCGTGAACAGCGCGGACTTGGAGTCGCTTGCGAAGTCTCTCAAGTCCGCCGTGGGCGCGGCCGTAAAGTACATGACGGAGCAGTCCAAGGGATCTTCGGATCTGGGTTCCAAGATCAAGGAACTTGCCGAATCCATGGAGAAACTGGGGGATGACGTCCGCGACAGCGTGAAGTCCACCAAGGAGTTTGTTGAAAAGGTCGTCAAGGCTGCCGACTCGATCTCCAAGCAGAAGGAGGAACGGAAGTCCGGTCTGGATTCTATCGCCAAGACACAGAGCGAACACACGAAGGTCCTCGCCGCGATACTTAGAAGCCAGCAAAAAGCGCAGTCGGATAAGGTGGCAAAATACACTACCGGAGGCGCTTCTCTGGGATCGGTGATCAAGAAGCGTCCCGCTCTCGCCGACATGGGATTCAAGCCGAGGGGTACCGACAAGGTGCCCGCCATGCTCAGTCCCGGCGAGTTCATAGTGAACAGGAAGGGAACGCAAGGCAACGAGAGAATATTAAACAGCATAAACAAGGGTTACCGTCTGGGTGGAAAGGTGAAACCCGCCTATCTGAAGGACGGTTCCAGCATACCAGGACCTAAAGGCTCTAGGCCCGTGGACAGCAGTGGCGAAATACGTCTTACTGTTGAATTCGAGGACATGAAACGATTGTTCAGTGAGGCTGGCGAGGAGGCCGCCCAGAGTTTCTCCACCAGATTTGACAAGAGCACAAGAGAAAAAATGGCGAAATGGGCCACGGGCGTCTCAAGTCTGCTCATGGGGGGACACAGTTTCAGTCAGATTCTTTTCTCCGGAGCCGTGAGGGATGCTTTTGAGTTCAGGGTGGAGATGCGCGAACTCGCCTTCCAGACCCAAGGAATAACCGGAGACCTGCGGGGCCTTCAGGCGGAATTCGCTAATCTCGGTAATTCCATAGTTTCCGAGACCGGAAAGAGCGTGGACGTGCTCCAGAGGGTGTACATCAAGAACCTCAAGAAGGGATTCCAAGAAAACAAGGGTGGTCTTAAGACCATGAAGTCCGGCCTATTCCTCTCTACGATGATCGGCTCGGAGGCGGAGTCTACCGCAGATCTGTTCGGAGATTGGTATCGCACCCTCAGATTGAGTGCGGAGCAGATGGACACTATGGCCTTCAACATGAAGGACGTGGCAAGGATGACTGGAGTTACTGGCGATGAATTATTGGGGGCTATGAAATCTTCCGAAGGACTTCTGAAGAACTTGAAGAACCAAGGAAATCTTACGACCGGCAGTGCGAAGGCACTAATACAGATAATGGCGGAGGCGAAGAAGTCAGGGACCGAGGAGACCACGGGGCGTGTTCTAGAGGCACTTACCAGTACAAATAAACTTTTGAACGCTGATGCACAAACACAGAATCTCGTTTATTCTGTGGCTGGTCGCATGGGGCCTGAGTCTACTCAAAAAGCCCTGTCCGGGACCCTTATGGAAACAAGGGAAGACAGGAATGCTTTTGCGAATAATCTCATGGGAATATTTGGAGATTTTACCAATGGAGCAGTAAGGTCTTTGGCTGATTTTGATAAGCTTGATGAGAAACAGAGGATGCAATTGACTCTCAGACTTCAGTCTATGGGGCTGGAGATTGATGAGGCAAAGGAACTATATAAACAACTGAAGAAGAGTTCGGCCCCCATGAAAGAAAGGTTGGCCGAAATAGATCAGATCGCAAACAGTCCATTCGCCACAGACCAAGAGAAGAAACTAGCCAAACAGCAGAAGTCAGAGCTTTACATGTCAGAAAGCATGGGTAGCTTATCTAAGTTTAGAGAAAAAAGTTCCAAGATGGGCGTAGACCAAGCCTTGTCTGAACTATCAATGGACAAGGATTTTCAAGCCCAAATGAAAGATTTTTCGGGGATGTCTGGCGCTCTGACGGACTCCATGAAAAGACAGTTTGGCTTGAGTGGTTCTGAGGCGCAGATTCAATCACAAATGGCGGGGATGAAGGACGAAAAGAAATTAGAATTGAGTTCCCTAATTTCTGCTAACCAAGCAGCCAATGTCGCCAAGGAAAAAGGAATTGAATATAAAGATTTTGGACCAGACATGGCAAAGGCATTGGAGAGGGGCGACGGTAAGGCGTTCAGCGAGGCCTACGACAATTTTATTACTGAAAGAAAGAAACTAGACACGCAACTTGAGGCCGATACCGACCCGACTAAGGCTTTGACCAAGACAATGTCTGAACTTAACGAAACGATAAGAAATTACACTTCGTCACTTGTTGGCGGATTAATTGATCTGTTAGGGGCCTTGGGTCTGTTCGCGGCGCAATTGGGCTTTCAGGCCTCAGCATTAGTTAATACTTTTGGGGGTGTGTCTGGTATCTCTAACTTGTTTATGGGATTGATGGATAGCGAAAACTACTTCTTGAAGCAATTTGGAAAAGAATTCTCGGAATCGTTCACGTCTGGAAAGGGCGGACTAGTAAGTTCGTCGTTCGCAGGAATAAAAGAAGTGATGACTAGGATTCCATCTGCATTCAGAATGGGCGCCTTCTCAGGTCTTCAAAAAGCAATAGGCCCAGCAGTTTTGCTTCTTGGGGCCATTAAGGGCGTAATGGAATCTTCCGAAGCGAAAAGAACCAGATTGGAAGGGGGAATTCTTGGCGCATTGACGGGTGGGGCCAAGACGGGAAGCTTTATGAGTTCTACGCTTGGAGTTAAGGAAGGCTCTGGTACAGACAAGGCCTTGGGCGTGGCAGGAGCGGCTGGATGGGGCGCAATGGCTGGGGCGGCAATAGGTGCTTCATTAGCTCCATTCACTGCCGGTTTGAGCATACCTGCTTTCGCGGCGGTGGGGGCTGTTGTTGGCGGAATCATGGAGGTTGTCAAGATAATCACCGAGGGCACAGACATACTCCAACAGATATTCAAGCCTTTTCAGGTAATCGTAGACTACGTCTATCAGACGTTCAAGAACATATACGATGTGATTGCGGGAATATTTACTTTGGATTTCGGCAGGGTGTTTGGAGCCATATTCAATCAAATCGGCAGCACTATAGCACTTATACCGCGCCTGATTATGGGAGTTTTGGAATCAATATTCATAGGTCTTCCAAAATTGATATTGAGAGCCTTAAGCATGATCTGGGAATTGCCGAGGATGTTGATGGATTCCATAAAGAATGCCTTGGTGAGCATGGTGGATAATTCCTGGGTCGGTCCGATATTCAAGGTGTTCTCTGACGCCTTCAATATGATTTACGATGGGTTCATGGCGATATGGACCCCCATCTCCCAGATATTCTCGGGACTCTACAAGGTTTTTGATGACCTTGGAAAAGCCTTGTTCGGTGCTGGCGAGGGTGGCGGGATTCTGTCCGGGATAATGTGGGTCCTGCAGAAGGCCGTGTATGCCGTTTCTTATGTGATAAGTTGGCTAATTGCTCCTCTCAAAGTTTTTGCGTGGGCTCTTGGTTTTGTATTGAAAATAATCGGGGGCCTGATATCCGCGATAATAGCGCCTTTCCAGTATCTCTATGATGTTCTTGTTGGACACTCCATAATTCCAGATTTAGTTTTCGGGATAATCAAGTTCTTCGCGATGCTGCCGCTCAGGATAATGGAGTCGTTATTGAAGCTTCCAATTTATCTCGCGAAGGCCCTGTTGAGTCTGCATGCCTATGTGGGACAGGCGATAATGGGAATCGGCTCAGCCATTCTCTCGGGCATGAAGGCTGTTTTCTTGGAGTTCCCGAACTACCTGTGGAACGGACTGACTTCACTCGCCTCAAGCGACTGGTTCGGGCCTATTTTCGAGCCGTTCCTCTCCGTATTGAGTCCGTTGAAGGACGCCATGGCCGATTTATACGGGGCCTTCGCGGAGATAGGTTCTGCGTTCTCGGAGATCGGCAATGTTTTCTACGAGGTTTACGCTGTAGTTCAGGAGTCTCTGGGTTCTTTGTTGAGTGCGATATCGTCCATATTCAGTCCAATCACATCAATGTTTGCTGGAACAGAGAAATCGGCAAAGAGTGCGTTCGGAGTGATGGATGCTCTAAAGAGTGTGATATGGGTAGTTTCCAAAGTCATAGGAACATTCCTGAAGATAGCCTTGTTCCCATTGCAAGTTGTCATCAAAATCATCTCAATAGCAATAAGCAATGTGGCCAAAGTAATAAAGGGACTAGTGGATATTTTGGCTGGCATATTCACGCTTGATGGTTCAAGAATATGGAAGGGCATCAGTGGAATAGGCCAAGCCATATGGGATAATTTCACCGCCCTTCCCAAATTTTTGTTCGGCACATTCAAGAAGATTCCGACATTCGCGTTCAAGATGTTCAAAAAGATATTCGTGGAGTTCCCTGTTTGGCTCTTGTCCACCTTGAAGGACGGTCTTCTTGCTCTGCCCGGCGTGCTGCTCAGTGTTGTTAAGCTTACGTTTGTCAAGCTCCCGATTTACATATGGGATGGACTGAAGTGGGCGTTCGGGAAGTTGTGGGATTGGATCAAGAGTTGGATTCCACAGAGCGTGAGGGGTGCAGTTGGCAACGTGGCTTCAGGGTACGGCTCCAACGCAGAACAACAGTATGAAACTTGGGACAAAGAAGGTCCGAGGACTACAAGAGCACTCGGGGGAATAGTAGGAGGATTGGCCGACATAGCGTCTTTGGACATATGGCAGGGCTTGAAGAAAATGGCTTATGGAACGGCAGAAGGAGTTCACGCTCAAGGCCAAAATGTTTGGGAGGGAATGAAAGCCGTAGGATCCTATCTCAACCCTTTCAGTTATTTCCAAGAGGGAACCAGACACATAGAAAAGCCGGGTTTAGCCATGCTTCATCAGGGAGAAATGGTGGTTCCGGCGAGTCTTGTGCAAAACATAGCCGCTCAAGGTTCCGGAAAGTTCGGCAAAATGACAAAGGGAGCCGTTGCTGGAGAGGGCATTGTAGAAGGCGGATTTGGTGTGGCTGAAAATGTTGTGGGCGTTTTGGATGAAGGAGTCATAGGCTTTTTGGAAAAGAATGTTGGGAAAGTAATGCCCAAGATGATGAAACAAGGAATTTCGGCTATGGGCGGAGTGGTTTCCAAGGTCGGATCAGGACTTTTGGTTGCCACGAAGGGACTTGCTAAGGCAGCGCCCGTTCTTGCACCGATGCTCGCTGGAATAAATGGCGCGTTTCAGGCACAGGAAACAGGAAGAAGCACATTGGAGGCTGGTTTGTTAGGTGCTGTTACGGGTGACGCGAAGACGGGAAGCATGTTCAGCAGTTGGCTCGGCGTCAAAGAGGGCTCAAACACGGACAAGGCTCTCGGTGTGTTGGGTGCGGGAGCGACCGGGGCCATGACGGGAGCAGCTCTGGGCTCGATGGTCCCCGTGATTGGCACCGCAGTTGGAGGAGTGATTGGAGGCATTCTGGGAACGGGCGGGGAGTTTTACAAGATTCTTACGGAAAAGCCGAATGCCGAAACGGCGAAGGTGAATCCCGACGTGGCGATGGCCACGGACAAGATGGATGAATTGATGAAGGCGACGTCTGCATCCGTAGAAAAGACGTCGGCCTTAATGTCCACCGCAGTCGGTCAGCACGCCATTCCCGTTCTCAAGCCGGAAGCAGAATCGGTCAACGACGTTCAGCCCATACACCTGAGGGACATAACCGATTCCATACTTAGGGAAAGGGCTGGATCCGGTGGCAGTAAACTTCAGAGCGACGAGCTTTCAAGGATGGAAGAGGCCTCTTACAGACAAGTTGAAGAACTTGAACAGATCAGAGAGGGAATAAGAGAAATGGTTTCGCTGCTGAAGCCAAGAGGAAGCAGTACAATAGGAGATGGAGCTGGAACCGCAGGTCGTACCAGAGACCCCAAAAGACCATTGCATGCCGCAAATTTCGGAAAAATGAAATACGGAAAAGTCGGCGGGAACGCAAATAGGTCTCTAGTTAATAATGGAGAGTCATAATCATGCCAGCGGCAACAGTACCAGGCGGATCATTAGTACCGATTCAAGATTGCTATGTGATAATACCTTCAGAAGGAGATGAATTTAAGGTTATTATGAAGGTTTTGCCGGACATATCCGACACAAAATCAGCATCTTACAATGACGAAATAGTGATAGGAAGATCTTCGCCGCTAAAAACATATTCGCAATCTGATAATAGATCAATAACAATGACCATTCACATGGTTGTTTCTGAGGCTGGGGATGTTGATTACAACTTGGAAGCGTTGAGGGCTATACAAAGTGCCGTATATCCTAGAGAAGGGACGACTGGGTCTCCTTTCGTACCGCCGCCTGTTTGTAGGATAAAATGTGGAAGGCTTCTTTCTTATGGAGAATTATGTGTAATTCTTAAAAATTACTCTGTCAAATTCCCAACTGAAGTCGCTTGGGATGAAGACACATTTGTTCCATTTAAATTTGATATAGAGACTACTTGGGATGTTGTTTACAAAAGTGCTGATCTGCCGGGTCAAGAAAGAATATTTATATTAGGAAGATGAAATGGCAAACAAAATAGAATATACAAATTTGAGGGCAACTGATTTCGTGACAAGGGTCAGCAGATATTCGGAAAGCAAGGTCATTTATTACTCTGAAGAAAAAATACTTACCTTTGAGACCTATAAGAGAAAAAAAAATGAGCAGTCTGGGTCGGATACTGTAGCTGTTATACCGCCGGGCATGGAATACAGGCCGGACTTGGTGTCTAAAGAAAGATACGGCATGCCTGATTTTTGGTGGAAAATAATGGAAGCGAATAACATAAAAGACATCATTGATTTTAAGGCTGGTCGCACCATCGTTCTTCCGGAGAGCGTTTATGCCTAATTGCCTCAAAGGATGTGCTGCGGAATACGAGTGCGGCCAATTGAACCAGCCCGGACCGGCAGGACTTCAGGCGGAGAGTTTTGCTCCTTGGATCAAAGTTTGGCTCGGTGACGGCGACAATGAAATAACTGTGGGCAACGAGTCTTTTCCTTCTTCTGAAAACAGAGCGTGCATAAAATCGTTTGAGGTCGGATGGATTGATTCGCAAGAAACATCAATTGAAATACTTGATGAGGCTGGCGGCAGGATGCAGGCGTTTGTTGACTCGGTTAGAAAGAATTCCGCACTTCCCGGCCGGGGAACAATGATGAGGTTTCAATGGGGTTGGACAATAACCACCTGCGAGGGCTCTAGGAGCTCCATACCATCTCAGATGTTCAAATCTCACATAGTGGAAATACAAGTAAACTATTCAGAAGGAAAGATAAAATATAACATCAAGGGTGCGACTTCAGAAAAAATTCTGAATGTCATGAGGGAGGATTCGTCTTCTGCCGAGGACGACAAAACCATAACACTAGAAGAAGCAATTAGAAATTTAGCATCTCAATGTCCCCCAATAACAGTAAAGTACTGCAAGAGGGAGGCGGATGGAAAAATAAAATGTGAAGATGGTTTCAAGTGGAAAATTTTTGGAAAAGGAGGCCCTCCTGGCACATGGCAGGCAGATAATCAAAATAGAATAGCAGTAATATCAAAATGGGTTCAGCCCTTTAGGGTTGACAACGGCACAGAAGAGGGACTCGGCATAATTCCTTTTTGGGAACCCGGAGACCCAGATGTGTTGGTTCTACTCACAGATCCTTCCGAAGAAAAAAATTCTTGTGGTGGCAATTCCTCAAGCGTTGGAACATTCATTGTGAATGGAGGAAAATGTAGTCCTGTAATAGAGTTTTCACCCACGTTCAACTGGATTACTGGCATGGCCAATTTCAGTGCCGGTGGTGAAACTTCTGGTCCGGGAACAACAAAAAGTAATTTTCACGAAGATGTAAAAAAACAAAATCAAGAAAAGGAGCACTGCGAAACTACGGGTCTCCAGCAACAGAACACAATAACTCAACAAGCATGGAGAGCCTATGGGCCTAAAAACGGATGGATACAAAACATGCGATCAATGCAGGCTCATGAAAAGGCTGGTCGCATAACTGAAATCGGGGTCACGCCCATCCAAGCAACCTTAAAAATATTGGGAGACCCAAGATCAAAGTTCACAGAAAATCATCTGGGAAGAACATGCAGCATAGTGGCGATAAATCCTTTTCACCTCAGTGGAGAAAAAAACAAAGGTTGTGGAGATTGGCTCGCCGATCCTCCTTGCAACGTAATACTCAGCAATAAAAACTGGTTATTACAGGGCATAAATCATTCTATAAAAGAGGGATCTTACACCACTACTTTAAAATTAATGCTCGGTGCTCCTGGAATTAATGTGGATGCCGACAAGCCTCTTGGCGGAGAAGGAAGCGGCGGAGTCTCGGTGAAATACGCGGCAAAATAAAATGGCAAACAACATAATAAGAGATTTTTCAAATATATCAATTCCAGAGAAAATGGATTATATGGAGCAACGCCTTGCTCAAGTAGAAGAACGTTTCTCTGAAATGGGTTATGACGTAAAAACATTGGTAACTTCCGAAATTAAAACTTCATGGAAAGTGCCAGCCCAAAAAGAGGTAATATATGGAATGCATACAGCCGTATGTATTGAGACAATAGATCCATGGAAACAAGGAAGAGTAAGGTATTTCAGTCCTCTGCAGCATTCACCCAAGTCGCCAGTCAAATCGCTTCCTTGGGCTTATCCCATTTCAAGCCAAGGAGGATTTGATGACTGCGGTTGCACTTGGGTTCCTCCTGCCGGGTCCAAACTTTGTCTTATTTTTGAAGCCGGCAATCGTCAATGGCCTTATTACCTTGGCACCACTTGGGACAGAGAGAGGGACCTTAAAGAAGGCTGGAACTACCCCGTTCCCGAGTACGAGAAAATTCACAGGGGGCATCGCGGCGGCTATCTCGTGGGAAAGGACGAGACTCAAGTTTTCCCCCCTTGGAATACCGAGAACTACAACGGATTAGACATAGATTCCATAGATGACTTTGAGAATGATCCTGAGGCAAAGAACAAGATAACGTATCCGAACATATACGGTTGGAAGACTCCCCAGAAGCACATGATCAAGATGGTGGACGGGAATTACAAGTGCAATTTTCGTTGGCAGAGAATTGAGATCAAGTCTGCCCAGGGGAACCATCTCATATTCAAGGACGACAGGGTTCACCCAGCCGCTCAATGGGCCCATCCGGACTGCGGTTGCGGTAGTGGAGACCTTACGAAGTGCAATGAGGGCGACAAGCCCATAGAAAAAGTGGACACGTGTCCCGCCGACGTCAAGGGGGACAACAAGCCCATAGCGCCCGATGTGCTGATGTTGGGCAGTGGTAAGCCTAGGAGCAGCCCGAGTGCCAGCGGGAGCAGGACGCCCCAATGCGCCAATCCATACTTCAAGCACAAGAGCGAGTGCCGTCCTTATTCCGGTCCGGGTAACCCACAGAACAACAGGGTGGACAAGACGACTCTACCGCAGTCCGGAATACAGATGACCTCGCTGAGCGGCCACACTTTTTGGATGGACGACGCCGTAAGCGAGCCGAGGGGGAAGAACAACTGGGAGATGGGGATGGCTCCATTTGACTACGGTTGCGACGAAGTATTCAAGGGAAAGACCGTCTGGAAGAGTGCCCACGGACACCAGATGGTAATGAGCGATGCCGAGCCGGACGGCACCCCGCGAGGCCGGAGCGACGAAAACTTCATCAGGATAATGACAGCGACGGGCAATCGCTTTGAGATGAATGATGACACCAAGGGAAAGAGTTGCAAAGCCGGTCCCCGAAGAGGCATAGAACTTCAAAGTACGTCAAATCACATCATCCAGATGATTGATGAAAACAATGAGCAGTGCAATCTCAACAGGGTTGAAGGAGGAGTTCCGAATAACAAGGCCACGGATGCGTTCATAAAAATAAGGACTGGCTACGGTCTGGAGATGATGATGGCCGACGACAATCATCAGGAGGACACTCAAAAGCAGTACATTCAGATAATGGCGCCACAGAAGGACGCCTGCTGTGGTCCTCACCTGATACGCATGCAGGAGAGTGATTACTGCGGGTATATATTTGTGAGGGCTGGCGGTGACTACATGTGCGTTACCGAGGGAGACCACGTGACCGTTGTGGGCGTGGGCAAGACGACGCCCAAGGACGACTTTTGCAAGGGCGGATGCCTAGGTCCTAGGAACTGGTTCACCGCCGTGTCTCAGCACTCGGTTCACTGGTCGTGCAAGTTTTACTTCAACAAGTCAGAAATAGCTGCATTTCTGGCGGACAAACTGATACTTCTCATGGCCGGGAAGGACTGCCCGCCTCCGCCGGGCGAGACCGAGTGCGGACCATGCATCGGCCCAGTGGCGGTGCTTTTGAGCGATCCAAACACCAAGTCTGCCCGGCTCGTAGCCAGCGACAGGGTTTTTGCGTCTGCTTCTTTGGAATCACCGGTGATATCAATGTTCACATTGTCGCCGTTCGTCAAGTCATCGGGAGTTAATTGCAAGCAATAAAAGGTGAAAAATGATTTTCTTAGGAGCCCCTTATCCAATAGTTAAACACCCCCTCGGCATGCTTCGCACTCAAAGGGGAGTTAATCAAGTGAAATCCGATCTCATGGTTCTGCTTTTGACCGAGCCCGGAGAGCGCGTAATGCTGCCGGAGTTTGGAACCCCCCTAAAAATGTATATCTTTGAGCAGAATGATTCAATAATAGCGGAAAGAATAAGGGAGACGATCGCCAATTCCATCAGAACATGGGAGCCAAGGATAGCGGTTTCACAGATAGAAGTCACAAATTCCAGACAATCCATGGAGCCTTCCTTGGATCCAAATGACAACATGCAGGAATTGGACCACGTTTTGATGATAAGAATATTGTTTTCTGACTTTGATAACGTACAGCAAGTGCAGGAACTCAAATTGGAAGTTCCTCTAGGAGGATAATATGGCAAAAGACTGCCCGTTTGAAATAACGCCGTTCGCCCAGTCAAACCCGATAAAAAACGAACAAATAATAAGCCTTAACTACACGAATCAGGACTTCTGGTCGCTCAAGACCAGACTGGTGGAGTTCATAAACGAGAGGTTCGGGGACAAGGGCACTGTTCTTCCGAACACCTTCAACGACCTTGTGGAGGGATCCATCGCCATAATGCTGATGGAGAACTGGGCCTTCATGGCAGATATGCTCTCATTCAAGATGGACCAGATGGTCAATGAATTGTTCATTGACACCGTGACGGAGCCCGACAACGCCTTTAGGCTTTGTCAATTGGTCGGCTTCAAACCCACGCCTCCGATACCATCAAGTTCCATGTGGACAGCCACCATAAACAATGTCCTTGACGTGGATTTGGAGTTGCAGGCCCCCGTTGCGGTGAGCGTGGCCACGGATGACGGACTCATATCCATTGAGTTGTTCCCTGCCGACTCAAAGAAAAATCCCATATTTGACCAAAACATAATCATTTCGGCCGGTTCATTCACCAATTCTTCGGTGGTCGGACTAGAGGGACTGACCTTCGTGGACACCTTCAATGGAACAGGACAGACTCTTCAGTCGGTTTCTACGACAAAGACCTCGGTCATATACGACTCCATAAGTGTCAAGGTGGACGGGATTCTTTGGGAGCGCGTTGACTACTTCACCGATTCGCAGCCCAGACGAGAATATAGGGTGGAGTTTGACCCGAACTACAGGGCCTTCATTATGTTCGGCAATAATCGTGCGGGATTGAGTCCTGCCAAGGGTTCCCAGATAGAGGTCACGGCCAGGACAGGAGGAGGGACCAGAGGCAACATAGTGACGGGATTTGTGGAGTACCAGACACAGGCTCAGATACTGGGTCAGGCCGCGAACGCTCCCGTGACGTTCAGGAACTACACCAGAGGCGACAACGGATACGACGGCGACACCATAGAGGACATAAGACGAAAATTGCCAGCCTACCTGAGGACGCAGGACAGGGCGGTCACAGGCTTGGACTACAAAGCTCTTACTGATCAATTCGTGACTCCCTACCATGGACAGATCGGCAAATCAACGGCTGTTTTAAGGAACCACGGATGCGCCGGAAACGTTGTTGACATATACATCTTGGCGAGGGACGGGAACTACGGTCTTCAGGAGGCGAGCGACGGATTGAAGGCCGATCTTTCCGAAATGCTGGAGCAGAAAAAGATGATAACGGATTACATCTGCATCAAGGATGGTCAGGTTGTGGAGGTTGATGCGTCGATAGAAATCACGCTCTCCAGAATCAACAAGAAATTTGAACAAGAAATAAGGGTAAACATACAGAACAAAATAGATGAATTTTTCTCTTTGAAGAATTGGGATTACGGCCAAAACCTGCGTGATTCAGACATGATAAAGTCTCTCGCGGCCATCAAGCAGGCGGAAAGTTTTGACATAGTATTTTCCACGAACTCTGGTTCGGGTGATGTCGTGCAAGCCAAGTTCTATGAGATAGTAAGGCCCGGATTGATTGAAGTGGCGTTCATGTACCAGTGAGGAACAATGAAGACGGTAGGGGTAGATTCAGATATAAGTATAGCCGATGACCTTAGATTCATCCTTGACGCAAGGGACGGGGATGATTGTCTGATCACACCCTACAAGATAAACAGCGTAGTCATATACTTCGTATCCAGAGAGTTCACCGACAGCACGGCCGAACAGTATGACAAGCAGATTGACCGACCCGATCTGGTCGCCGAGTACGAGTCGGTCAAGAAGGAAATATGCCTTAAGGCCAAGTCCAGCGTGGTGGCCGCGACCACTTCCAACATCGTACTTTCCGGGATTCAGACCGTGGACGGGATAAGTCTGTCCGAAGGGGAGCGTGTTCTCGTGAAAAACCAGACCTCCGCTTCCCAGAACGGGATATACGTGGTTTCGTCTTCCGCGTGGGAAAGGTCCGAGGACGCGGATGCGGACGACGAGGTGGTCAAGGGAATGTACGTTTTCGTGGAGAGTGGGGTGCAGAACATATCCACTGGGTGGGTCTTGATAAGTTCTGATCCGATATTCGTCGGAACCACTTCGCTGTCGTTCTTGAAATTTTCCGAGAACGGAACTCCATCCAGTCCCGACAGTAATTCGTCGGATCGCCTTCGTGATCTAAAGAAACAGATTGAAGATTCAAGGAAGACCTCAACCTTCTTCTACAAGGACGCAATTCCTGTCAAGGTGTTCGGAGGCTACACAGACCCCGAAACAGGAGAGCTTTTTCCGGCGTGGCTTAATCCGACGCTTGTGCCAATCGAGGAAAAAGATAAGACGATCGCCGACAACATTCTTTACGAGTACGAGGAAAACGGAAAGATACAAACTGGAAAGTTTGTTCTTGAGTGGCAACCCTTGGACATGAGGGAGGGAGATTATTTCATATGTTGGAATTGGACGCCACGGATGGCGGGCGACTCCATGTCGGCCCATACATATTTCTCTTTGCACGCCAACGGGGCGCTCACGGCAAGCATACCGACGCACGTGGCCGACCCCCGCAAGTACGAAATGCTTCTGGATCGTTACACGCCCGAAATGTTCAAGAGCATATTGTCCGAGAACGATCTCACGCCGTTGGTCATGAAGGGACTCAACGAATCGGTTGGGGCCGGATTCGGCATGGTGGAGAACATGGCGAATCAAATCATAGATTTGCTGGACGCCAACGCCACCCACGAGCAATTGCTGCCGCTTCTTTCAAACATGTTCAACCTTCGCCTGAAGTCGTCAGACCCAACGCTGTGGAGGAGGCAGATAAAGAAGGCGATACCCAATTTCAAACGCAAGGGCTCCATCCTCGGGCTCAAGTCGGCCCTCGGCGACATAGGAATGAAATTCCAGAAGATAACGAGATTGTGGCAGGTTGTTTCCAAATACACCCATCAGGAGCATTTCGTCTATGACGGATTTTCAACTTTCTCACTCTCAAAGACGATGATTCTGCCGGTAGACGAGAACTTTGGCCTCTGGTACAGGCCTGCTGGGTCGGGTCAAGAATGGCAGGAATTGACCGAAGACTATGCCTCTTACATAGAGACCAACGAGGAAAGTATCGTCTGGACGGGTCCCGGATTAAGCGAGGGCGATTCGGTAAGGATTTTGTACCGTACGCGGAACGTTCCGGCGGGGGTTCAGGAATCCGAGGATTATATAAGGTCGCTCCCCCTCTTGGATGACAGAGACGAACGCGATCAGGACTATCCTCCGAAGAATTGGAACGTGCGGGCCTTGGAAGAGGACGACCCAATGTTCAACCTTATTGTACCCACTAGACATCCCCTAGCAGATCCGATCATTTGGGGCAAGATCAGGACCGAATTCCCTTACAGTGAAAATGCCTACAACATGGATGAATACAACGGATCAAAGCGCGACAGCATTGATCCTTGCGACATAGACAAGGATTTCGTGGACCCGTGCGGAGGTTGCCAGAGCAGCAGCTTCAATCTTGACCTGGAAGTGGAGAAGTTGTCAGACGATAGTTTCAACGAGGCTAGGAACATCGTGGACGAGTACATGCCCTTCCACTCTAGGATACACACGTTTAACCTGAGTGGGGCGGTAAACGAATTTGTCAGGCCTTCTGCCGAAAGGATTGACATGCTCGTCTCTTATTCTCGCGAGGACGTGTTGATCGCTGGCGATGGTCAGAAGATATTCCACAGGAATGTGGATGCGGACGATCTGGAAAGTGTCAAGCGCGACATGCTCGCCAGTTATTCGCCGGTCTCTAATGGATCGGGAACAACATGGTCAGGGACCATCAGGAACAGTGGAATTTCTCTTATGCCCTCCACGACTTCGGACGAATCGGAATTGTCCGATCCGGATTTCAAGGGAAAGACGCAGGGTTTTGACTCGGTAAACGTTAACACATCGCAACTTGATTCGGACCCTTTTGAGAGTGGAAATCTGCTCGAGATACTCGGCATGACCACGAGCAACTACACTCTCGCGGAGGTCAACAGGAGTTCGGCCAAGATACACGAGCCTTCAGGTGTGGATTCATCCCTTGTGGGCCCTCTTTTTGAGTATAGGGTTTCAAACAGGATTGTCGATTTCAACGTGGATATAGACCAGGCAGACCAAATAATATTCACGGACGACGATGCGGATTTTCACATGTTGGGCATAGTCACACAATACGATGTTGACTTCAACTCGGTGACCGGAAGCGTTTGGAGACTAAGGGTAGACGACAAGGAATATTCCATACAGAATGTGCTGCCGGACGGCGCTCTTCTTCTGAAGGAGGAGTCATCCATATCGCCCGTCTCTGGCTGGGAACTGCTGAGGGACGGCGTAGTTCAGAAGTTTTCGCTCACGGCTTCGGCACCCGACACCTACCATTACGGATTGATCACTGTGAATTCGCTTGTCGGCGACGTGAGGGACTCGGTGAAGATAGGGGACTACATTTATCTTGGATGGCCCTCGTCCACCAGATCGTACAGGGTCAAGTCATTCAAGTCCGGTCAAGACGACCAATTTTATATACAGGATTATGACGAGGGCGGAGTGGGGGGCGAGGACGTAAAGGTTTATAGACGAGTCTTTGACAACAAGGTGGGTCAGTTGGGCTATGAGGGACTGGCCTTGGATGCGGACGACGATCTGGAGACGATCGCGGAAATATCAAACGGGGCCAATTACGATCCTGCCGATCTTAATTCAGATAATGTCAAGGAGAACTTCCTGCTATTTATAGACGGCAAATACTACACTATTTCGGAAGTTGACGGGTCTGCCGTCGTGCTTTTGGGTCCCATGGACGAATTCTCCATATCCGGCGAAGTCGTAAATTTCATGGTGTACAAGTTCGCGAAGGAGAATCTGGAGCTTCCGGAGAAGGTCGTCCCACCTTATACGGCCCATCCGCCGAGGTATCAGTTTGACGGAATAGACAGGAGCGGAGGAAGTATTTTGACAAATACCAACGATTACAACAGAGTGGTCCTTATGTCTTCCGTACTGAATGCCGCGAATGCCAATCAGCCCATAGACATAGTGGGCCAGACCGAATCAATAGATTTTAAGATAGAATACAAAGAAGAGGAGAAGGAGTGATGCAAGAGTCAACGAGTTGCAGGGGCGATGTGGAAATGATGATTGAGGCGAGGGACGGCTCGCGCCAAATTGTAGAATTCAGGAACACCATACTCAGGACTGGGAGAGAGGCACTCGCTCTCTCCTTGGCCAACCGGGTCGGTGACGATTTTGACTTCTTCATCAACAGGATGCTTTTTGGGGATGGAGGAACGACCGGCGGAGTTCCGAAGACTGTCGCGGCTGATAGGAATGGGCTTTTCGGCTCCACTCGTGCTTCCAAGCCCGTGATCGCAAACATAGATCCGAACAACAGCACTCAGGTTGTATTCACTTCGGTGTTGTCTTACGACGAAGGCAACAATTTTACCTTGAACGAGATGGCCTTGCAGTTGCACACCGGCGACCTTTACAGCATGGCCACCTTTCCCGGAATAACCAAGACGCCGCAGATTCAGGTGACTTTTAATTGGCGGCTCAGCTTCATCTGAACGGGGGGAGAATGAGTTTTTCTTTTGAAGTTGGGGAATCGGAGGGTCAGAAAGTCATATTCATAAACGGAGAACTTTTTGACTGGGGACTGGACGACGCGTCCATAGAGATGGCGAATGATCAAGAGGATATCAGGTCGGTCCACAACGACATAAGAGATCATTTGTTGGATTCCCTGTCGGAGGTTCTGGGTTTCAGGCCCACCATGAAACAAATCAACGACGCGTTGAGAACGGGGAATCTTCAATGATAGAGATTGAAGAGAAAGACGACAGATTTTACGTTTCTCAATCCACTCAACCGGGAGCAGGAAGGGGACTTTTCGCCTCAAAGAGGATAAAGAAGGGGGACGATCTAGAGGTGATAGGCGTGCTTGTGGACAGGGGTTCCGTCGCTGATTTATGCTCTTCGTACGCCGACGAATACAAGTTTGCGGCCGACTACGCCGACTCATTCAAAAAGCACATAATTCCAATGGGTTACGGCGGCATAGTGAACCATGCCAATAACAAACGAGACCAGAACGTTGAGATAAGATATGTAAAAAGGGAAGGCGAGGAAATTTGCGTGTATCACTTCATCCGGGATGTAGAGAAGAACGAAGAAGTACTAGGCGACTACGGAGAGGAATTCAGAAGGGCCCGGGGAGCCTCCGAGGACAAGGAATGGGGCAGTTTTCTGGAACTTGGTCTATATAACTTAGGAAAACTAAAGAGGTACTAAATGCCCCAGATAAACAGCATCCCGGAGTCGTTGTACGAGGCAAATCAGCCTTATCATCACTTGTATGACAACCTGCCGCTCAAGAACATACTTGCCAGGATAGGCATGGTGAACATACAGGTGGACACCAATACGGACGTGCTCAGGGGCGCGGCCGGAAGCGTTGGATCATTGAACGACAGGCTGGATGTCTCATTGGAGGCGAACGGAGATCTCAAGACTTCGGCCGTGGACGAAACCCTCCACAGTATAGAATCCCACGTGGACGGCGAAAATTACGTGAGAATGACCACTGCGGAGCGCGACAAGTTGGATCTCGTTCTGGACGGGGCGAACAGATTCCAGATGGAAATAGAAGACGTAGATGATTCCATTGTGACTTTTCCTCCCGATCTGGAGAGTGGTTCTCTTAAACTCGTCAAATCACCGAGCATATTCTTTGAATTTACAAGCCCGGACACGCTAGCGATACATTCAAACCTCCCGCCGGACATAGCACACAGACACCACTACGACGTTACTCCCGCCTACGACAATCCTTCTAGTCCTAGTTTTCAGCACTACAAGACCACATCTCTTAATACTTCTTTCATGGATGGAACCCTCAGGGTCTACGTGAACGGATCAAGGCTCACGGACGAGGCCGTGAAGGTAATGAATTACGGATCTTCCAGTACTTCTTGGGTGTCAACCTATGTTGAGGATCAAGACTATGAGGCCGGAACTTTCAGTCTCAACAGAGCCTTGAGCGTAAATGATGTCGTAAGAATAGATTTTGACGAATTGTTGGGCACTCCTCTGCCGACTTTCAGCAGCTCATCGTCAAGCAGTTCTTCGTCAAGCAGCTCTTCCAATTAAAATGCAAATTGAACGGCACAACAACATAACATTCGTAGTCCTTTCTCCGGATCCGAACATAGGAAGACTAAAGGGAACAGTTCGTTCAATAAAGAACAACTATTCGGAAGATGCCGCAATCGTCTGTGCGGTGGAGAAAAAGATAAAGAAACCAGAATTTGAAGAAATGAAGGCGGTTTGTCCAACTTTCAGAGGAGGGGAAACAGTCACGTCGTTGATGAATGCCGGCATGAAGAACGCGGGTGATGGGTGGTGCATGTTCATCATGGAAGGGGCGTGGCTCCCCAGAAGCATAGAAACAAGATATTTCAAATGGATAAAGAACAAAAAAGATGTTCTTTTCCCCATAGTGACGACATACGACATACAAGGGATTCCATCAAAGATACTTTCTGATTTTTCGGAATGCACCTTGAATGGAATTCTAATTCACAAGAGTCTGTATGAGGAAGTGGGCAAGTTTTCCGACAACCCGATAAAAATATCCAAGCAATTTTGGGGATTGGAGGCCGACAGCAAAGGGGCGGCATTCAAGGCCATATTGGGAGTGAAGATATGTTGATCAACCGAGATTAAAAAATCTCCACCTTCCTTCGCACTCTATCTCCGGCGAACTGTTTATGTATTTGAGATAGTCACGGACCTCTCCCCACGTTGAAAAGAACATGGAATGAGGAAGCGTGCCAAACAGCCAATCGGGCACGTTGCCTTTTCCCTGTTCCATCCTGACGACAACCGGCTTCTTGGATCTGTTGGCGAGGAATATCTCTTCCAAGGTTCCGCATGGATGGGTGTTAAGATCTAAGTTGACCACCAGAAAATCACTGATATCCACGAGCCTTAGATCTATTGCCCTGACAGTCTTCATGATGTCGGAAAACCCCTCGTAATCCCCTTCTTCTTTTAGAAGGACTTTTCTTCTGTGAGTGTCCTCGTCCTCGGCTCCGAGGTCGCTGGGCTTGTTCAGTGGGTTGAACACGGTCACCCCTAGATTCTGCAGGAAAGGGGTTATCAGGGCGCGCCATCCAGCCCCCCTGTCGGCGACCCGGTCCATGGCTCCCGCTAGATAAACCCTCTGGTTTTTTAGTCTGTTCATGATTTCACATTCTTGCTAAATTGATCACTTGCCTCTCTATTAAATTATCCAAAGGGAGCTTCAATGTCAAGTCAGACTTACGGCCGAGCCGATGCATTAATAACCCGATCGGGGGTTTCAAATAGGCATACTTTCTATCAACTCAAACACTTCGTTCTGGGTAAGGAACTGACCACCCAAGCCAAACTTCAGAAGTGCCTCAGGGAGATAGATGCTCGGGTTTCGGCGATGAAATCAATGAATTTGGGCATTGAAGAGGCCGAGGACGACATAAAAATGCTTGATCTAAAAATGGCGATTTTGGAAAAAAAGAAAGAGAAAAACGACCTACATAGAGAGTACAAGTCAATTCAAAAAAGGAAGTTGAACCGCAAGAAGACGGCTCTTATGGACTCCGTAAGAGACATGACCAAGAAACTTCGTGAAACCGAGGAGGAAACGAATTTCTTCATGGCTGCATACGAGCAACTGGAGAAGATAGAGCCGCTCAAGAGGCACGACGACCCAGAGTCAAACGCCGAGTTCTGGAACGAGAACTTCGCACAAGAGCTACAGTTGAGACTTCTCCTGCAGAAGCCGCTGGATCTTGAACTGGTCAAGTGCATACTTGCGATGGACAACGAGTCCGCTACCAGGAAGGAGATGATAGGTCTACTGGAGCAAATCCAAGACCGGGCCATCGCAGTGAAAAGATCGGGGATAGAGAACAAGGAAAAACAGAATGGCTGACAGACCCTCCAGTTTGGACCAAGGATACGTATCGGGCGGCCTGTCCCTGTTTCCTGACGCACTCGATGACAAGGACAGCCTGTACGAGGTGCGCAACAATGCGGAGACGACCCTGAGGTCTGGTCTGGCCTACAACGGCAAAAGGATGATAGTCGGGGGCACAAGTTCTTTTCCCGACAAGGGAATCATCAGGGTCGGTCCGCCAGCTGGGAAGCCCGGCGAGGCGGAATTGGTTTATTATGGAGCCAAGAACGACACGACTTTTTACGATCTGATCCGGGGTTTTGCGGGCTCCAGACAAGGTCAATGGCCGTCGGGGTCGTGGGTTACCAATTCAGTCGCCGCAGAGCCGCACAACGCCATAAAAGACGCTCTCATAAACATAGAAAGAAGGGTGGGGTTGCTGAAGAACCCTTCCGAGGGAAGCCTGCACAGGCGTCTCAAGGACATGGAACTGAAGTTCCTTTCGCCGAAGCCTATTTTCAGGGCCTTTCCGAAAAGAGCGAAGCCTGGGGCGGACATAAGGTTTCAGAACTTGAGCGAGAGCAATGTGGTGAGGCACCTTTGGGACTTCGGCGACGGTTCTCAAAGCGTGGAAAAAAATCCTTTTCATGCTTATGTCAAGGAAGGGACTTACACGGTTAAACTTCACTTGATAACCGATGCAGGCATTCAGGGCATAGCCAGCAAGACGAATTACATCACGATTTCCGAGGACGAGATTGAAGGTTTCTTCTATCATGTGCCCGTCGAATCTCAGTCTAGAACCTATCGCTTCGTGGACCAGACAGACGGGGATATAAAGCAGAGATTCTGGGTTTTCGGCGACGGTTCAGAACCAGTGGTCCAACAGGACCCGAACGTGCACGAGATCGTGCACACATACGATGAAGACGGAACTTACGAACCTTCCCTTCTGGTTGCCTTCGCGAACGACAGGGTCAGGCGTGTGTTTCTTTCCAGCGGCTCATTGGAGGTTTCATGACCATACCAACGGCGAGCAATTATCCGAACTCCTTTGACACCGATGACAATCTCTTTTTGGTCCATGACTCTCTAAGGGTAAGGCTTCTGGAGGATTACAATCCGGGCGACTTGAGCATTCTAGTTGAGGGAGACTCCGAGGTCATGGGCAGATTTCCGGACACTGGAATCATCACGCTGACCGAGCAGTGCAGCGACATAGACAAAAGGGCATTGAGTTTTTACTACGGCTCCAAGACCTCGGTCAGCTTTGAGGATTTGGAGCTATTGCCTGAGTTCGCCCATCTGGATTCCGTCAAACCAAAACGGATAACCAATGTGACCATGAACGTGCTGGACAAGCATCACAACCATCTCAAGGACACGTTGATTGAGGCAGAAAAATTCCTTGGCACGACGAAGGATAAAAAAGAAACGCTGAGCGGGAGAATAAACTATTTGGAGCGTCTGGTTTTCACGCCCAAGGCTTGGTTCGTTGCTGACAAGCGTACTGGACTGGCCGGCGCACAGGGGCTCACAGTTAAATTCACGAATCAGAGTCTAAGACTGAGTTCGGGTTGGGTCAAGGAGACTTGGACCTTCGGAGAGGAAGGATCCCCCGACGTTGTGATTACATCTCAAAATTACGAGGAATATCTTTCCAAGGAAGATGTGGTGGAGGGAGTAGCGGTGAATGGTACGACCTTAACGAAGACATATCTAGATCCCGGGATATACTCGGTTAAGTTGATTGTGGAAAACGAGAACGGCTCCGACGAGGTAGAGTTCCGTGAATTCATAAACGTGAGAAATGAATGCCCCGAGCCAGCGAACATACAGATAAATCACAGATCTTCACAAAATTACACCAGTGGAGA